ACATCGTGTTATAGCCCACTGCCACATTGTGCATGTCTACATTACTAGCGGGGTCTTGGGTATAAAGGGCTTTCCATCCGACAGCCGTGGAGTTATCGCCATCAACATTGGTATACATCGCCCCAGTGCCTACCGCCGTATTGAGCGTTCCCGTGGTATTCGAGACCAACGCACTACTTCCAACCCCCACATTATAATCACCCGAATTATTGGCCCCTAACGCATTGTCCCCCACCGCCGTGTTATCGTTGCCGGAAGTTAATGCGTCCAGCGCATTTTCACCTATTGCAACGTTGTTCGTAGCAGCATTGGTATAAGCCACACCCAGGGCTCCTGAACCAAGGGCCACATTGCCTGCGCCGCTCAAAACATCGAGTACATCCGTGACTGCAGCGCCTGATCCGGCTCCATCGGTTACGATCATACGAATACCGCCATTAGGAATAAGGACGTTGGCCCCACTCCCTTGGCTAAGAGTAACCACGTCACCTGCGTTATTTTCTATGCACCAGACTTTGGACAGCGTATTCGGTGCGAGTGTGACCGTGCAGGCTTGCGATAAGCTGCCGGTCAGCTTCATGTTCATGGAACGGGCAGCATCGGAGGCTCCGTCTGCTACCGTGATCGTGCCGGTGGACGCATCAGTCAACGCTTCACTGCCAATGCTAAACGCCTCACCGATCAACTCTAAATTCAAATTAGTGCTTGTACCCCACGTACCTGATTCATCACCGGTTGTGATTTCTTTCAGTCGTAGGTCATTTACATATGTCGCCATTTAAGCTACCTCTTTCCAATCGGGGTCTTGCGTATCACTAACGCCCGACCAGGATGGTGTTTGACTATCGGATATCGTACTCCAACTGGGATCTTGATCATCGTCTATCTCTCCCCAAACGAGGAGTTGACTGATTCCACCTGTTCCAACAACCCCCTCAAGTACAACTGCCGCCGTACCCGTCGCCGTAACCGATCCAAGACCACTGGTAGCTCCATCGAGAGTGATCGGAATAACGTTGTCAGTCTCAGTACCAACGGAGCCAAGCGCCGACGTGCCTGCCACACCCGTCGGGTAAACGTTCGCATCGCCGGTAACAGTTTCATCGCCCTGTGAGATCGTGGATGCTGTGCCGCTGACGCCAGCAACCGCAAACCCTGCTGCCAAGACGGTGCCAACTGCGCCCGTACCCGCGAGACCCGTGACCGCAACGCTGGCCGCTGCCGTGACCGATACTGAGCCAACCGATCCAGTGCCCGAAACGCCAGTAGGACTAACATTCGCAATACCGGTTGCAACAATCGTTCCGACAGCGCCAGTGCCTGCCAGCCCCGTTTCAACAATAGTGGCACCGCCCGTAGCCGTGAGGGTACCAACTGAACCTGTGCCTGCAAGACCTGTCGGAGATACATTAGCAACTCCTGTCGCTGTTAAACTGCCAACAGACCCCGTGCCTGCCAGCCCCGTGACTGCAACATTCGCACCAGCACTGACTGATTCAGTGCCTAAAGCAGAAGTACCCGCAAGTCCTGTAAGGGCTACGGATACATTAACAACATAGGGTTCGCCCCAAGGGCCATCCCCCCATTCAGCACGACCCCAACCGACAGCAGGCATAACCGGTTTACGCTATGCGTATAACCGCATTACTGGCATCGGCTGTGGGGAACGTAATGGTAAAACTACCCGCTGTGCTGGTCTTATTGCCACCAAAATCGAACACCGCAACCGCAGGATCACCCGTGGCCGTATCATTAAAGATCATGCAGCCTCTGGCCGTGATCGTGCACGTACCAAACGTCAAATCACTAAAGTCTGTAAACGCCGTAGTACCCGAAGTCGTTGGTTCAACCTTGGTTAACGTTCCACCTTTAGCCGTATAGTTCGTGCCGGTTGCTTCCTGCGAAGTGCTATACGCCGTGGTTGAAGCACTCATCGTGGCTGAACTGGTATACAGCGCCAGATTGAACGTATTTCCACCTGTGGAAAAATTGTGCTTGGCTTGCAAGAGTTCTTTCTTGAAGCTTGTACACATTGCCTGTGTGATTGCCATTACAGCCTCCTAATGATTGTGGCCATATCACCGTGGCCGTGTTCTTCCAAGTTATTTCCTATCGTACACATATGACTCTCAATAGCCTTGTGCATGTAATCCGCAAGCAATACTTCCACCTGCTTCTTAAACGCATGTGCCTGCTGCCGAATAGGCTCAGGAGCCGTATTACTAATACTCACAATTCTATTCGCTGCCATCTTGGCCCATTCTTCAGGAGTATGCCCACGATAATGCGTGGTCTCTACCCCCAGAGTTCCAACTGACGTTTTTAAATTAACTTGCAGCATCAATAACTCGTTGGCTCAACAGGTTGGGTAATCTTGACGTTATCCTGGCGTCCATGAATTGACACCACGACTTCTTCTTCCTTCTCAATTTCAGAAAATGGTGTAACCTTTAGGTTACCTTCTTCCACATAGACTACCGGAGGATTCTCCAAGCGGTGATAACCATAAAGCCGTTCCTTCTCTGCAACATTGGTATCCAGCAACGGCGATCGAGGCGCAATCCCTACCTCCATGCCTGCCATCATGCAGCGGGATAACCAAAATTCACAACAGGCCCGTCCCAACTCGCCATAATGGATATTGGTGGAATAAGTAAAATCCGCTCCAAATATACTAAGCTGCTTCACCCGTTTCCATAAGGCAAATGCAATCGCATAGGAAATGGTGTTGTTGAAATAACCGCATCCCAATTCCCCGATGATCTTTTCCAGCGGATAAAGCTCTATTGCCGGTACTCGCTCATCCAATTCGCAGGAATAAATGGGGCATGTCAGCGTTGGCAGAATCTTCCGCATCACTTGGGTTTGACCACCAGAATCTTCGCTGTCAAAGAAGCGCGAGGCTGGGTCCATCATAAAGATGCGATCCGCCTTCACCACAGCACACATGGAATTGATCGCCCAAACTTCGTCGTACTCTTCGCTATGCGTAATCGACAGATGATAATCCAGTTGACTATGACCAAGTCCTAAAAGAGCAATGTGCTTACCTTCTAAATTATCCAAGGGCACCTCTCGAGATGTCATAACGGAATTCATCACGAGTCCCATAAGCTTCGCCAAGCTTCTTAAGACCCATTACTCCACCCTGAAAGCGTTGTTCATAAATCGATAATTCTTCAGGACTCTTCAAAAAGGTAGCAGCTTCGACTAAAGAACCATATAGCATGGCATCTGGCGCATTAGTTGAAAGCCAGGTTGTGCCATCTGCGGCCCCTTCCGTTAATGAAGTCGGTCGATACTTATAATGAAGCTCAAAATCGTAATCGGCATCAGGCGTCGGCGCCAAAATAAACGTGTCATCATCGAACTGCGCGTAATACAAAGGCGCACCCGTAGTTGACGCATTCGGCGTGTAATCACGAATGAACGAAACATGCTTAAAATACAGGTAGGTGTACACGCTGCTACTGATCACGGCCAAACTGAACGGAGCCAAAAAATCAGTAGGCGCACCAAGGTAAGTATTGCCTGAACTTGCAGTACCTGTGACATTCTTTCGAAAAACAGGCAACTCAACCGTCTTTAAAATACGTTCTTCAGCTTCTTTGATAAAGAGGGGAAGGTTGTTCACAAAGGTGGTTTCCGCACTTTCTGAATAATCCTGAATCGCCGTCTTTAAAGTATCGTAGGTAAAACTCATGTTGTGGTCACCGTCAGCGTTCCCACCTCACCCTCTGCCTCTAAACCAGCGAAGGCATAACCAATGGAATCGCCCGTTATTGTCGTCATCGCGTTAGGATCGAATGTACGTACCAAACCTTCACCTGCTGTTGTGCTGACATCAGGACGAGGATTACGTAACGCTTCAGGATCTGCAGTGTAAGGTACAGGCTCTAACTGAGGACTCTTAGGCTCAAAACATTCAGAACAGACACGAAAACCTGTCCATTCTTTTTTAAGGCTTGGGTAAGGAAAGCGAAATCCGCATCTGTCACAGATGGCAATCGCATACTTGCCAGATGCATATGCCATTAAGCCCTCTTATAACTCCGCAAAGCAGGCGCCACCATTAGTGAAGCACGGCTTTCGTCCTGATCACTTGCTCGAGCAAATTCTTCCTCATAGACACTCTTTAAAAATTCTATGCGGTCAGGAGCTCGTTTCATGGCGATGTAGTATGCCAAACCTGCCGCCAAACACGGATAGAATCGGAACGGCATATTCATCGTATTGACCGCTGCATCCGCATCTTCAATACGAATCAAGCGATTCATGTACAACTTATCGGTCGCGTTTTCTGATGCAGGCCAGAAGTACAATCTGGGCGTAATTTGCTTATCTAAGAACCACTGAGTCGGACGTGCTTCAGTTGATTTCGATGGAATATTCCAATATTCAGCCCGGCCAATTTGCGTCAACTGATAATCACGATCCGTTCCATCATCATTGGCCCGTCGTAACACCACATCCAGCACATCGATGGTGTACGCATCTAAATCAACATAGGTCAGACCTTTGGTAAGCGCCGTATTGGTGTTATTAATCGTCCACTGATTCAGACCACGATTGGCCCAATCAGCTAACAACAAATTAAGGGAACGACGGGCCGTATACCCGTCGTATCCCGTACGATACTCAAGACCGCAACGCTCGAATGCTTCTTCTACGTACTCGGCAACGTCTGGTTCAAAATCTCTGGACCCTGATGTAGCCATTTAATCTCCTAACTGAAGAAGACAGTGACACGATCCACATCAGTGATATCAGCATAAACACCATTGGATGCATACACGCCCTGATCAGGAATGTTTAATGTTTCATTGGTATTTGCATTAACAGAAAGCGTTAAAAGTGCTGTTCCAGAAGCTGCACTGTCATTGTCATAAAAAATGACAGAGCCATCAGAAGATCCACCCGCCACAATCAGCCCACGTAGCCGACAAGGATGCGCTACAAGAGCAGCATCCGCTGTCGTCGTCGCTGTTTTTACATCAACGCCTACAATTCGTGATGGCATCTTATTTCACTCCAGAATTATGCGTCAGCAAACGGAGTAACCAACGTACCTGAACCAAGTAATTGCCCTTCGACAAAATACTTTGCACTGGCAATTGCCGTTATGCGAATAACGCTACCGGCCAAACCCCCCTTAGTAGTACCGTTTTGCGTAATGACATCGTTAGAAGAAACATCTGAAATAAAGGTCTTACCTGCCGCACTGTCATCAATCCCGGTATACACCGCACCAAGATACTTGTCGGTGCCATCCGTCGAGATGTCCATATCCGTCGCAGCCGTAACTACTACGAATGTAAAAGTCATCCCCAAGTTATTAGTTTGGGTTGGGTCGGTAGGATCAGTAGGTGTGGTGGTCACAATGCTAGGCAATGTGAATGCAACACCCGCAGCATTGCAAAGCAACACCTTGCCTGCATGCGCCGCCACCGTGAGAGTGGTAGCAGCCGTCAAGCTAACGAAACTCGTCGAGCCTGCGCTGATAAACCCACCAAGAGATCGAACCGGACCTGAAAAAGTAGTCTGAGCCACTTCATTACCTCCTTACGAAAGGATTTGCCCTAGAGTCTTCGTAAGCGTCTACAGCTCTCGGATTGCTCCATCCAAAAGAGTATCTCTCACGAGCTTTGTATCGAACATTGCCCGTATCAAAATCCCCTTCCATTGAGGTGCTAATCGGAGTTCTCTCAAAGTGCTTCAAACCATCAGGACAGTCAGTCAGGACGTACCATGCGTCCGTATCCGTGAGGAAATGATTAACTGTGTAACCCTGTGGGAGAAGCCCCATGTTCCGCACTGCATTGATGTCATTGTCTGCTGTACCTGGACGACCAGGAGTTTCAATCAGCCTATCGGCAATGAACTGCGTTTGCGGAGGAACAACAAGCTTCGTACCTTGCAGAGCAAGGATCATGCTTCGATCATCGGTAAAGGTCGATATCGTGATCAAGGCACTTTCCAGAGCCGTTTCGTTCAAATCCACATACGTGCTGGGGCGATTGGACAGAGTCCCACCTCCTGCCAGCGGATGCGAAGTATTCACCAAAGAAACGCCATCACCACCTGTGTAGCTGGAACTAAACGCATTGTTCAGTACAGCAGCACCTTTAACTTGCTTGCTGTGTGCCATGCTACGTGCCAGAGCTTTCGTGTAACGAGCGCCCAAGCGGTCATACAGGTTGTCTTCAACAGCCTCTTCAGTCAGAGCGAAAGCTAACGCAATGGTTTCGTGCGTATAGCGAGCCGTAAAGCCTTCGTTGGCGCTGTCATAATCAACACCTTGGCCTTCCGTCTTCACTGCCGCATTACCGAAACCAATGATCAGAACTTCTTCTTCAAACGCACGATCAGAACTTTCTGTGTCGAAAATCTCCGCAGTTTCGTTCTCGTACCGAGCGTACTCCATACCAAAAAGAGCATTGAGTCCAGGCTCAAGCTCTTTGGCGAGTTGTGCGCGACTAATAGCCATATCTCAACCCTCCTTTAAGCCAAGCCGACTTGTTTCTGACCAAACAGGTGATTCTGAATCACAACATACAC